CTGGAAATGAAAAAAGGCGCCAATCTGATGATCGATCACGACCAACAAATTGACGCCTAGAACTTTGTATATTCTGTTTTGAAAAAGATAGCGCCCTTTTTGAATAAGCCGGTTTCAAAAAGGGCGCCAAGTGGGGATGTCTATGCAAATCTCAGGGTAGAAGGGGGTTCGAATCCCTTCGGTTACTGAGAAACAGCAGTTTACATCTATGGAATTTTCGGTGAAATTTTGAGGAGAAAAAACCCGGAAACAGTTGATGCCGTAGGCTTTCAGCCTACGGCATCTATACTGTTTTGATAATATGGTACGCCCGAAGGGACTCGAACCCCCAACATTCAGAACCGGAAGCAGTACCCCGTTGCACCTGCTATCCGTTGCGGCGCAATGGGTACAGCTTACCCGGCTTCCTCATTTCCACCAAGTTTTCCACCAGCAACACATGAGTTAATTCTACATGCTCCGTATGCTTCAAAATGTACTTATTTGCAGCTAGATGCAATTTTGTGCATTTTGATTAGTTTACTTTTACACATATTTGTGTATAATGATATTGCGGTAGATGGCTATATAGCCTGCCTCCGCATAAGCTACGATTTAATGGGGGCTATGCTTTATGCATGGCCCCCAAAAAACGTTTTGGAGTGATTGATGTGCTGCGAGGAATGGTATTTGTAGATCATATGAATTTCAATATTGCCCTTGGCACTTACTATGGCAACAAAGGTGGAAAATCTCCTAACCTTGATTATAATACAGTTTTTCCTGGCATAGTGTCTATGGTCAATGGAGTTAGCCATACGAAAACCTTTATATTTGCGCCAGAACCTGATAAGTTTTTGATGAACGACCCGTATTTGTGTGGATATTACAAGTGGGTCCAAGGCATGAAAAATGCAAAGTACATAGATGTAATTGAAGGTAGATATATAGCTCGCCCTGTCAGCGATGGTGTAGCAATGGACATTAACGATCATAGTAGCTACTACAAGGTGGAAAAGGGAACGGATATTAACCTGGCAATTCATGCAATTACTAAAGCCCATAATAACGCCTATGATGTGGCTTTTGTATTGAGTGCTGATACGGACTATATTAGTTTGTATCGGCAACTAAAAACAATGGGAAAAATGGTTGTAGCCGTTGCGGTGAAGGGGCAAAAACTTGGTAAAGTTATTCCAGAGGTTGATGACCATATAATCCTGGATGATTCCTTCTTTTCGCAGCACATCAGAACCAAATAAAACATAGCCATGCGTTGTGGATCGCACAATGCATGGCTATGTTTTTATTTGGAGGTAGCATGACTGCTAGGAGATTGCTCCAGCAGTGCAATGTTGGCGTGGAGTGTGGCGCTATCTCGGTGGGTGTAGATGTTGGCAGTGGTCTGGATGTCTGCGTGGCCCATCAGCTCCTTGGCCACGTTGAGCGGCACACCAGCCCGCTGGAGATCTGTGCAAAAGGTGTGCCGGAGGCAGTATGGGGTGAGGTCAGGAGCCACCACGCTGTGGATGATCTGATTGCGGTAGACCTCTGCCCCCATGGCAATGTCCAAATCCCGCTTGAAGCCGGTCCAAAGGCGGCGCAAGCTGTTCTCGTTCTGTGGGTTCCCTGCCTGTGTGGGAAAGACAGGGGAGAAAGGCTTGCCTCTGGCGGCCAGAAGGCGCTGGCGTAGCTCAGAGCGCATGGGTATGTCCCGCAGGCCCGCCTCTGTCTTGGTCCCCTTGATCTTCCCGCTGCCGCTCTCCCGTGCAGCGTGGACGTGGATCTCGTTGGCGTCAAAGTCAACATCTGCCCAGGTGAGGGCGGCTGTCTCTCCGGGCCTCATGCCGGTGTATAGGAGGGTGAGCACCCAGAGCCCGGCCCGGTGGGTCTTGGCCAGCTCCAGGATGGCAGCACGCTCCTGGTCCGTGATAGATCTCCGCCGCCCCTCGGTCATGGCGGGCAGCTCCAGCAGCTCCGCCGGATCGTAGGCAATGAGCCTGGATTGCCTGGCCCGCCGGAACATCTCCTTGAGCAGCAGCCGGATCTTCTTGACGTGGGAGGAGCTGCGCCCGGCTTCGGCGTTGAGAATCTTTTGCAGGTGTACGTCCCGGACATCCTGGAGACGCAGGTGCCCAATGGCCGGTTTAACATAGCCCCGGTATTTCTCATCGTACATTCCAAGGGATTTGGCGGTGAGTCCCTTTGGGTCTTTGTAGGTGGCTTTCCACTGGCGATACCAGGCATCCACCGTCATGGCTCCGCCCAGTGTCTCCTCGCCCCGCTTGGCCTGGGCCAGCTTTTGGGCAAGTTTGGTCATGGCCTCCAGCTCGGTCTTTCCGGTTGCCTCGTATTTCTTGCCATTCCACCTGGCTGTTTTTCTGATGTAATTTCCCACGGTCTCACCTCCAAAATAAAACAAATGTTCTATTATTTGCATTTTTGATACCTCCCCCAATGGCCGGGGGAGGTGCTTTTGTTTAGTCGATATTACGATTCTTTCCGTAGAATATTCGCCCAGACCGCAGAATCTTTTGATAGCCACAGGATAAAGCAAACTTTCGATCCGGATGGGTACAATGTTTGGCGTCGCTACATTCCATGTATCTTGAACAGCAGTTCCAATCTGATGGGTATTGATCAACTGTTGCTTTAATCAGATCAATCATGAAATCAACGTACTTGGCAGCGTTTCCCCTTTCTCCGAGAAGAACCTGAGTGTGACTTTCAATAACAGTAGATTTTCTAGACTGATATGAGGATGGGATAACGTCTTTGTTTGCGCTTGGCACGGATATGTAGGGTAATTTGCCTCTCAGACGAATGGAAAACGCCAGGGATGTACCAACCATGACGGAAACGTATTGCTGGTTGGTTACAAATTGGAGGAGAGAAGCGTCCCCAGCGTATTGTGTTACTTCGTGAGCTAGGCGTGGCCGAATGGAATCAAGAAACTCCATTTCTGGTGATAGGTTTTGGTTAAACAGGCTTTGTTGATCCACACAAGTCACCTCCACATAAGCTAAGAAATTCTGCCTCACGGATGATCTGGATATTTGCGGCTCCGCTCTCATTAAGGGCATACGCTTTCTCTTCTTTTGTGCTCATACCATCATCTCCAACTAGTGAGCAGTCCTGCACCCCGACAACAAGATAGTCAGTCTTTTTTGAGACACAGCTTTTGACTTTGGCCCCAAGATTGACAGCCATTTGAGCAGCTTCCTTGCGGTCAATAGACAGTTCCCCTGTAAACACCACAGATTTTCCATAGAGAGGGTGGCTTTCATCAACGTGACCCTCAGGTGAAAGATGGATGGGGGGTGCTTCAAACTTCTTGAAAGATTTTGATTTTTGGAAAGAAACACGCTCTTGTGGAATAAGTTCAGAAAATCGGTTGATTTTAATTCCACTGGTTCGCATACAAAAGTCTGCAATCCTATCGAATCCTGCATCTTTCATGCAGGCGATGGCAACTTGTGCACAGGCCACGGCATCATCCAGCGCATTGTGATGGCATCCCATTTCAATGCCAAAGTACTCGGCACAAGCGGTCAGGCTCCGCTTTGGCAAATCGTAAGGCTTGACCATATCCATGGTATCAACATAGACAAAGTCATACTCACTATTTTCGACACCGAGACTACGGTGGAGGACGGACATATCGAAGGGGGCATTATGAGCCACCACGATGGTGGAGTCCATCAAACAAGCCAGGGGATGCAATACCTCAAAAGCGGACTTTTCGTTTTCTGTATCAGATGCCGTGATTCCATGCACCTGAATGTTGTGGGGGTCGTACTTATTGTGGGGTGGGCGAATGAAAGAATGCTGAGTAAAAGCAATTTGAAGATTTGACACTACTGCGATGCCAACGGAGCAAGCGCTGTTCATGTCAGGTGTAGCGGTCTCAAAATCAATGGCGATGAAGTCAATATCTCTTTTGTCTAGCATTTATTCTCCCTCCTCAGTACTTTGCTCGAAGCTCCACGACTTTTCCAATCACCCGGACTGGAAGGCGCTCCACATCTTGGGCGCTATAAAATTGAACATCATAGGCCGGGTTAGTCGGGATCAGCGAGATGCCGTCTGACCCGTATTTTATTTTCTTGACGGTGGCGGAATCACCATTGACCAGCACCACCACGGTGTCCCCGGTTTCTGCTGTGTCCTGTTTGCGAACGATGACCACGTCACCTTCCATCATGCGGGGTTCCATGCTGCTGCCTTTGATGCGGAGTCCGAAGTGCTCCCCGCTGGAGGCCATGGCATCGTCGATCTCCTCATAATCCACAATGTCGGTCACGGCCTCAATGGGAATCCCGGCGGCGACATCACCAAGGACAGGGATGCGCACACCTTGTTGTTTTTGTGGCTGTCTCCCTATGAGTTCATCTGCCGTTACTCCAAATATTTCTGATAATTTTGCGATCGTTTCAGGGTTTGGTGTTGCTTCACCACGCTCCCATTTCCCAACGGCCTGTTGGCTCACAAACAATTTTGAAGCCAGCTCTTTCTGGGACATTTTACGCCCTATTCGGAGCCTTTTTAACTGTTGCTGTAACACAGTATCACTCCTCCTTAGAGCCAATATACAACCAATGGTTTTATGATGCAATATGCAAGACGGAAAAAGCACTTGACAACAACTAAAAGTAGTGATATAAAATGGAATACAACCTAAAGTGGCGAAAGGAGAAAGGAGGAAGGAAATGAACAACGTAAGGTGTTTAAGGCTTGCGGCGAATTTATCCCAGGCCGCCCTTGCGGCTTATGTGGGCGTCAGTCAGCAAGCCGTGGGGAAGTGGGAACTTGGTAAGAGTGACCCGGATTGGGATATGGCTCCCAAGCTGGCAAAGGCTCTTTCTTGTCCCATTGCAGACCTCTTTGTAAGTCCCATGAGGGACTGTATAAACGATAACACTTTTGAGGGGGCTTGACCATGCAACCCAGTTGCAATATTTATCAACGGGCCCGCAATGTCAAGGGCTTGACCCAGGAGCGGGCTGCTGAGCTGCTGAGCATCTCCGTCCGATCACTGGCGGACTATGAGGCTGGCGTGAGATTTCCACCGGACAAAGTTGTGACCCAGATGGTGGACCTTTATGACAACCAACTGCTGGCGGTGCAGCACCTGCGGCAGTCTGCGGCCCTGGCCTACGGTGTGATCCCAGATGTGCCGGAGCTGTGCTTGTCCCAGGCTGCGCTCAACCTCATTGACACGGTCTATGCCTTTGCGGATGACAAGCTGGACCGGGAGCTGATCAACATCTGTCGGGACGGCGTGATCTCCCAGGAGGAGCAGCCACGCTATAACCACATCATGCAACAACTGAGTGAGATCACCTCAGCGGCTATGGCCCTGATGTGCTCGCACCGAGACAGGAGGGATTAGGATGGCAGTGCAAACACCCAAATGGCAGGACATTGCCGCAAAGAAAAAAGACATGTATGAGCGCCACGGTGTGGCCATGCTCAATCTCCAGCAGGTGGCCCAGGAGTTTGGCTGCAAGGATGAGAGGACGGCCAAAAAGCAGCTGGAGCAGATGGACATTCCCGGTGTTGCGGTTGGCCGCCGAGTGCTCTACGAGGTTGACGTGCTGGCCAAGGCTTTGGTGGCCCGGCGGGGGATGGTGTGATGGATCGTCAGAGCATGAAAAAAGCCCCCGGCGGATGCGGGGACATCCACCAGGGGCGCAATGCAGAGCATTGCTATGAGAACATTTGTATTATACCAAAGTCCCCGCAAATTTTCAAGGGGGTGTTGAAGTGGAGCCATTAGTCAGAATTGGGGCATATGCTCATGTGGCCCAAAAGTACGGCCTCAATGAGTCCATTTTTTTGGAGTACGTTGTGACCTGGTGGAGATGTAACCGGGCGAATAATCGCAATTTCCATGACGGGAAATGGTGGACCTATAACAGCATGAGTGCATTTGAAAAAATATTTTGGTTCATGACACCCAGTCAGATCCGCAATGCTATCCGCAGTTGCAGGGAGCAGGGAGCGGTGCTCACCGGCTGCTATAACGAGGACAAGAGAGATCGCTCCTTGTGGTATACCCCATCGGAGGAACTGTTGCATCTGTACGGGGAAAGTGTGGACAATTGCATTTGCCAAAAAGAGCAAATGCAACAGCATGAAAATGCAAATCCATCTGCTATGAGTAGCAGACCATTACCAGATAGTACACAGTTAGTACAACAAGATACCCCCTATAGTCCCCCACGGGGGGAAGCGTCTGGGGGTGATGGTGACCCAGGGGACAAGCCCAAGCCAAAGCCCAAGCCCAGGAGCAGCGGGGAACGCTGTACATACAAGCCGGATTGGTTTGACGCCTTGTGGAAGATCTACCCCCGCAAGGATGCCAAGGCAGCTGCCCGGAAAAAGTGGGATGCCCTCAAGCCTGACCGGGAGACCTGCCGGGCTATCCTGGCGGGCCTGGAGCGGGACAAGCGCTCCGAGCAGTGGCAGCGGGATGGCGGGAAGTATATCCCCATGCTGTCCACCTACCTCAACCAGCGCCGGTGGGAGGATCAGGGCGTGGACATGGCCCAGATGCCGCCCACTCCGCCGCCGGCTGGGCCTGGAATTGTGTGGGCCGATGACGGGGAGGTGACTTGGCGTGGCTGAAGATATCAATCTCCTGGCAGTAGACAGGCTGGGAGCTGAGCAGGCGGTAATTGGAGCTATGCTCATTGACGAGGGCTGTGTCAAGTCCGTGATGGCGGAGCTTCCTCCGTCGGATATGGCAGATGGCCCATGTCGCCATACATACCAGGCGATTCGCCGGATGATCCAGGAAGGGAAGCCGGTGGATCCTGTCCTGATCCAGGAGGCGGTTGGGGGCGGCACCGACTGGGTCCGTTGGGCCCAGAATCTGATGGAGGCCACCCCTACCGCTGCCAATGTGATGGAGTATGTCCGTATCGTCCGAGAGTGTGCCCAGTATCACAGACTGCGGGACGGTGCATCCAAGGTGCTGGAGTGCTGCACCCTGGCGGAGGCTAGGCAGGCGGCTCAGGCCCTGGCGGGGAATACGGCATCAGGCCGGTTGAAGCGTGAACGGTCTGGGCGAGCACTGTCAGCAGCATTCCACGCTCGCATGACTGGTCCTATCCCAAAGTATCTGCGGTGGGGCATTCCCAAGATGGATAGCCGGTATCGAGCAGAGGCGGGAGATTACATCGTAATCGGCGGTTTCCCGTCGGCGGGAAAGACAATGCTAGCTATCCAGTTCGCCCTCCACCAGGCCAGGCAGGAGCGGGTGGGGTTTTATTCCCTGGAAACACGGGACGACAAGGTGACGGACCGAATCATGAGCCACCTATCCGGGGTTGAGTTGGACCGAATTAAGACCAGGAGACTGTCCGCCAGCGACTGGCCTAAAATCGGAGAGGCGGAAGTCATGCTCTCGGAGCAGCTGCATTTGGATGTAATTGAGTGCTTCAATGCCACAGCGGAGGATATCGTGACAGATGCTGAAATCAGTGATTACGCCGTGATCTATGTGGACTATCTCCAGAACGTGCGGGGAGAGGGAACCGATTTTGAAAAGGTCTCGGAGGCATCGTTGGTATTCAAGCGATTTGCAGCCAGAAGCAAAACCACGGTGGTGGCTCTGGCCAGCCTGTCTCGGGCAGAAAAGAGCAAGGGAAAGAACGGAACTACGATCCTATCTAAGCCCACTATGCAGTCATTCAAGTCCAGCGGACAGATTGAGTACGATGCAGACTCCGCCTTTTTGCTGTGGGAGTCCGTGCCCGATGACTACACATCACCACGGGTTCTTTGTCTGGCAAAAAACAAGGAGGGCGAGCGATTCACCACCATGCTGGCCTTTGATGGGCCAAGGCAGCGGATGGTGGAGATGGAGGAGGAGCCGGACCACACGGTTGCCAATGATCTGGCGGCCAGGGGCAAGGCGGTCAAGGCCGCCAACCGGGCTGCTGCTCATAACAACCAGTTGACATTCCAGGAGCTGAACGGGGACAGCGAGAAAAACCCGTTTACAGACGGCGAGGGGGTGAGTGCTTGAAGATCGGAGATCCCAAGACCTTCGTCCCGTCTGCGTTCAGCGAGTTGAGCCGGGACGGGGTGCAAAAACGATATAGCCACCCGGCGCACGTCAGAGGCCGGATTATTGCCATCAACTGGCCCCACCGCCACTTTACCGTGGAGGGGGAAGTCAACGGCCACACCATCCGGGAGACCTACAAATTTAGATCGTAAAAGGAGACATTGCTATGAGAACGATAGCTGTATTGAATATGAAAGGCGGGGTGGGCAAGACCACTACCGTCATCAACCTGGCTCATATTTTGAGCCACGACTACCACCGTCGGGTGGTGGTGGTAGACTGTGATCCGCAATGCAACCTTACCAGCTTTTACGGTGCCGCTGGGGCGGATGGCCCCACGGTGGCGGATGTGCTGCGTGGCAATCATGAGCCGTACTGGGGGGACAACGTGATCGAGGTCACTCCGTGGCTGTCCATCCTGCCAGCGTCCACCAAGCTGTGGCAGCTGGACCTGGCGGCGATCCAGGACGGGAAAAGCAACATTCACGCGCTGCGCAGCTTTGTGCAGGCCGTGGAGGAGGACCAGGAGATTGACGTGGTGCTCTTTGACTGTCCGCCCGGGTTTACCGCTGCTTCCACCGCCGCTCTGATGGCCGCTCAAGAGGTGATTATCCCGGTGCTCATGGACGGGTTTAGTTTGGAGGGCATGGCAGAGATGCTTGCCCAGGTGTCCTCCATCCGCAGTTCCAATCCATCCCTCAAAGTTGGAGGGGTGCTGATCAATCAATGGCACCGATCGGTGCCGGTGATCCAGGCGGAAAAGGTGCTGCGGGCCATGCCAGTGCCGGTGTACAACCAGACCATCCGCCGCTCGGACAAGGTACTGGAGAGCACCATGGTCAAGGAGGCCGTGGCAGATTACTCCATCACCAGTGCGGCGGCCCGGGACTATCGGCTGCTGGTGCAGGAGATCTTCGGGGAGGTGGGCCAGTATGGGCAAGTTTGACATTGGCAGCTTCGCCGCCTCGCTCAGTGAGACGGTGTCCAAGTTGGACACAAGTGAAAGGCCCCAGCTCAAGTACATAGACATCGACTTGCTGGATTCAAATGAGATGAATTTTTATTCCGTTGATGATGTGGAGTCTCTTGCAAACTCCATTGCTATGTCGGGGCTTGACTCTCCGCTAATTGTAAGGCCGGGTGAGGATGGCAGGTATACCATTGTGGCCGGTCACCGCCGCCGGGCAGCTCTCCGCAAGCTGGTGGAGGAGGACGGCCGGGAGGATCTGCGCCGGGTGCCGTGCTTTGTGCGGGAATACAAAAGTGCGGCAATGGAAGAGCTGCAACTCATTATGTCCAACAGTACCGCCCGGGTGTTGACCTCCTCTGAGACGCTGTATCAGGTGAATAAAACAGAAGCGTTGTTATACCAACTCAAAGGGGAGGGTGTTACTTTTCCGGGCCGAATGCGATCCCAGGTGGCGGCGGCCTGCAATGTCTCTGAGAGTAAGATAGCCCGCCTCAAGGTAATTGATGCCAGGCTGTGCTCAGAGTACATGGATCTGTTCAAGCAGAATAAACTCCCCGAACAAGTGGCGTATAGCCTTGCTAAGTTGCCGCAGGATTTCCAGCGCAGAATATTTGGGGCAACCAAGGAGCCACCTGTGGCGAGTGTGGTGGAGCAGTTGACCACAGCATACAAAAACGGGGCCAGATGGGAACCGTCATTGACTTGCCCGGATGGGAAAGCCTGTACCCGTGGGGATGCGTTTCTCCGGCATGATTGTGAGCATTGGCACGATATGTGTCGGGGAGAGAAGTGTTGTTTGGAGTGTTCACGGGCCAAAGCGGATTATTATGCCTGTGATCGGATGTGCAGCAAGGCAAAGGCTGTCCGTAAAGAGAAGCGGGATGATGCCAAGGCCACGGCCCTCAGCCGGGAAGAGAAAGTGCAGGCTGAACGCCGGGAGGAGGCACAGGGGATTGCTTCCCGGCTGGTCAATGCGGCAGATTTGTCCGGTGCCGCTGGGAATTGTGAGGTGGAACTGGGCAGATATGGAAGATCGTGGAGCATCAAAGATTTGCGCAAATTTGCAGCAGGTGATTTTGGGGACACCCAGCTGAGTGGCTGGGAGTTTGGCCAGGATGATGTGGAACGTTTTGCCAAGGCAGCTGAAACGCTGGGGTGCTCTGTGGACTATATTATGGGATTGACGGATGAGGTCAGGGCTGGGCAGGCCCAGCAGGACATCCAGTGGCAGATAGGCAATCCCACCACCAACGGCTACTACTGGGCTATCTACACCGGCAAGATCAGCGGCGGGAAACTTGTGTGGTGGCAGGACGATCACTGGGAGCCGGCAGATGTGGCCATGGAGATCAACTTCCGCCCAATGGCCTGGATGCCTGCCCATGGATTGCCCAGTTGGTGCAAATGGGAACGGGAAGAGGTGTGAGGTATGGACGAAACAGAGTTTTGCTATCCCACCTGGGAGGATGCCGCAGACGCTTATATTGACGATATCCTGGAGCAGCTCCGTGATACTTGGCCTGCCTGTGTCCTACCGTCCACCTGGATGCAACTTCGGGAAGAGATTTCGGATTGGCTGGATGATTATGAGACATCTGCGGAGCCTTGGCCGGATGATCCAGACGGGAAGCTCTGGGATAAGTTTATAGACGAGTGCATGGAGATGCTACGTCCTAAAATTGAGGCAGCCTTGAAGGGCTATGAAGATTCTGACTTTGTGAAGAATTTCTGGGGAGCGGGTGATGACGGTGAGAAGTAAAGACGCTATACGCTATGTGTCCAACTTGGACACAGTTTCGCAAGCAACGGATCTGCTGGAGCAATCCACATAAAATCACCACCAGGGTATTCCCCTGGTGGTGTGATGAAGTTACTTTTTCCGCCAGTCCTTATATTTCCCGGACTTGACCCGCTTGTCGGGGGGCGGTTGGACATCTGCCTGGATGATCCAGCTCCGGCCCACCTTCATTGCTGGGATGCGTCCCTCCTTGATCAGCCGTCGGACGTTACCGGGGTATTTCCCATGGCGGGCGCACCATTCAGCAACAGAGAGGAATTTTGGTTCCATGTGATTACCTCCGTTTCTTAAGCGATAGGAAGATGGAAATGACGGAAAGAGTTATGCTGATAGCTAGCAAGATATAGATCAAAACATCCATACTATTTGACATGAAGCAGCCAATCTGGTACCATAGGGATGAAGGGGGGAGACCCCCTTCATCCCAGGCTCGTTAGCTCATCAGCCTGTCAATCAGGAGTAGAAGAGCTATCACGAGATTTAGGATTGCGGTAACAAGATTGAGTTTGCTTTCCGGGCTTACTTTCTTGTTGCCGCTTTTCTTTTTTTGCTTCAATGTCTTGACCTCCTTTCTGATATAATAATAACACGATATCGTATAAATGTCAATATAAAAATGGAAATTACTAGAAAAAATTTGGAGGGAAAATGGCAAAGGCAATCAAACATATACGGGCCGGGATTCTCCATATTGAGGTCATCGGCCAGGTGCCGGAGAGGGGTGGACGTAAGCCAAGAGCGGCCAGGAGCCGCCCGACCTCTGCGGCCAAGGCATTTTATAATCTCAAGACCAGTTGGCGGGAGCTGGAACTGAGAATTGCCGCCAACTTCCAAGGGCGGGATTGCGTTATCACCTTTACCTATGACGATGCTCACCTGCCGAAAGACAAGGATGCTGCGTCCAAAGAACTGCAGAAGTTTCTTCGTCGGTTGCGGAGTGCTCGCCGGAGGCGAGGGGAGGAGGTCAAGTACATCTATTGCACGGAGGGGCACCATGGGATGCAGGAGGACGAATATCTGGGAACGGATGGAGCATTGGAAAATAAGCGGCTCCACCACCATGTCATCATCAACGGCGCTGGTCCGGGCTGGCTGGACGAGGTGCGTAGTCTTTGGCATGGCGGTGGATATGTCCGGGCTGAGCCGGTGGATGTTCACTATTACCGGGAGCTGGCCAAATATCTCACCAAGGAGGCCCGGGACGGCGGAGGCCTGAAGCCGGGAAAGCACAGCTGGAGCACCTCGCGAAACTTGACGAAGTACGAGGTGGAGTATGAGGAGATTTCCAGCAACAGTGTGACTCTGGCGGCTCCACCTGGAGCGGTGGACTATCAATCCTTCAGCGAGAAAAACCCATATGGGTTCGCTGACTGCATCGGTGCCAGGTATCTGCTCTATGAGGATATACCCAATCCGGGCTACTCCTACACTCGGGGCAGACGACCCAGGCGGGAATAGCCTAATAATTTTTTGATCTTGAAACATGAGATAAGATAACAACCGAGGATACAGAAAAGGAGGAAACAGCATTGCATCACGACCCCAACCCTGCTACAATAGTCACAAAGGACGGATGGGCAATTTGCCCGGTGTGCGGAAAAGGGAAGCTCATCAAGCTGCTACCCACCACCACCGTCCACGACCTGCCCTGTAAATGCAAACGATGTGGGCAGGAATCAAAACTCAACATCGAAGCGCCTGAGCCCGAGTCCAAAGAGACCAGCGCCTGAGCCTGATCTACTCCAACGTGGAGTGTGTCATGGCTTGGGCGCTTTTTGTTTTGCCCGGAGGTGATAGCCCGGGGACAATCGGGCCAGGCCAGGAGGTGACCAGGTGCAAGAGTTTGCCCGGAAATTCTACAAGTCCAAAGCATGGCAGGCCTGCCGGGCGGCGTACATTGCCCAGCGTGTCCAGGAGGACGGTGGACTGTGCGAGTGCTGCGGCGAGGAGCCGGGGTACATCGTGCACCATGTGGTGCATCTGACTTCGGCAAACATCAACGACCCGGCGGTGGCGCTCAACCCGGCCAATCTGTCCTACGAGTGCAAGGCCTGCCACGACCTCCACGAGGGCCACGGCGTGGGCAAGGGGAAAAAGCCTTTGGCCCGCTTTGGCCCGGACGGCCAGCCGGTGGACTTGAGACGCATTTAACACGGGGCCTCCCCCCCATCTCCGGGGGCGGAGGCCCCCTCTGGAGGACCGATGGGGTGGAGGTAAATTACAGCGAGCGTGATACGGGAGGGGGGTGTAGTTATCGCAAAAGTGAACAAGAAACAGCTGGGGCGCTTCTGGCCCATCTACGATGGGGGCAGCAAGGGACAAAAGGCCAAGGGCCTGCATTTGGTTCAAAACCTGGTTTTCATCGAGGAGCAATTATCGCAGCTTCAAGGTGAGATTCGAGAAAAAGGCGTGGTTTGCGAGTATCAAAACGGGGAAAATCAGTGGGGTACTCGGAAGTCTCCAGAGGTGGACGTGTACAACGCCTTGTTGAAAAACTACATCTCCGGCATCAAGCAGCTCAACGAGATTTTTGGCGAGCAGGCCCAGGCAGATGATGAGCTCATCGAGTTCCTCAATCAGGCCCAAGGCGGTGGCGCTAAGTGACCGATCTGGAGCTCTATTGCACCAGCATCCTGGCCGGCAAGATCAACGCCTGCCGCCGGATCAAGCAGGTGTGTGAGCGCCTACTTGAGGATCTCTACAACCCCGGCCAATGGCACTTTGACCACGATATGGCCCGCCGCCATGTGGACTTTATCGAGACGTTTTGCAAGGTTCCGTCGGGCCGCCTGGGCCAGCCACTCCGGCTGGAGCTGTTCCAAAAGGCCAGACTGGAGGCCATCTTCGGCTTTGTGGACGATGACGGCCTGCGTCGGTACAACGAGGCATTGATCGAGGAGGGGCGTAAAAACGGCAAGACCACTGAGACAGCCGCTGTAGAGGTCGATCTCCTGGTCAATGATGGGGAGGGTGCTCCCCAGATCTACAACGTGGCCACCAAGATGGACCAGGCCCGGCTGGGCTATGATGCCGTGAAAAAGATGGTGCAGCTGTCCCCGCTGCTCAACAAGCATCTGCGCCGCCGGGTGGCGGACATCTACAACCCGATGAATCTTGGCTTTATCAAGGCGCTGGCCTCCAACACCACCAGTCTGGACGGCCTGGACGTTCACGGGGCTGCCATTGATGAGTTGGCAGCCATCAAAAACCGTGATCTGTACGACCTCATCAAACAGGGCACCGGTGCCAGATCTCAGCCCCTGATCTTCACCATCACCACCAACGGATTTGTGCGTAACGGCGTCTTTGACGCCCAGTATAAGTACGCCTGCGACATCCTGGACGGCGTGGCGACCAATCCCCGGTTTCTGCCCTTCCTGTATGAGCTTGACAGCCCAGAGGAGTGGGACAAGGAGGAGTGCTGGATCAAGGCAAACCCAGGCCTGGGCACCATCAAGAGCCTGGAGTATCAGCGGGAGATGGTGCAAAAAGCCAAGGATGACCCCAGCTTTAAGCCTACGGTGCTGGTCAAGGATTTTAATCTGCCCCAGACCTCCACGGCGGCCTGGCTGCTCTATGAGGAGCTCAACAATGAGGCTATGTGGACCACGGATGCGACCATCAAGTTTGACTACTGCATCGGTGGGTTTGACGCTGCCGACACCACCGACCTCAACGCCGCCAAGGCGCTGTGTATGCGTCCAGGTGATCCTCACATCTATGTGCGCTCTATGTACTGGATTCCCCAGGCGGTGCTGGACAAGCAGGCAGAAAAGGGGACCCGTCAGGAGCGGGACAATGTACCGTACACCCTGTGGGTGGAGCAAGGGCTTATGCGTACCTGCCCTGGGAACAAGTGTGACAAGCGGGTGTTCCTGGAGTGGTTCAAGGAGCTGCGGGACAAGGAGGATCTCTATGTCCTGTACATCGGCTATGACCCCTGGCATGTGGATGACACTTTGCTGCGGGATTTCAAGGCAGAGTTTGGCCCAAACTGCATGGTGCCCATCCGGCAGGGCCCGCACACTCTGTCCCAACCCATGAAGGATCTGCGGGCAGACTTCCAGGCCGGGCTTGTGGTGTACGACAACAACCCCATTGACAAGTGGTGTCTCATCAACACCGAGGTTAAGACGGACACCAACGGGAATATACAGCCGGTCAAGAGCCTGGACCCCCGGCGCAGGATCGACGGCACGGTGGCGTTGCTGTGTGGGTACACAGTGCTCCAGGACAAGAAGGATCTGTATATCAATTTGAACTGAGGTGAGTATGTGCTGATTGTTGTGGATGTAAAAGATGTGCTGAAGCCCTCCGACATGGACGCTAGGCATAAACAGCTACTCGGCCAGCTGGAAACCGGACTGATTTTAATTGGTCCGCGTGAGAGTATTCGTGTGATTGACACTCCTGATGACCGAGACTGCATGAGGGATGAATATGGGACTGTTTGAAAAGCTGTTTCCCAAGAAAGCGGCGGAGCGGGAGATGTACTCCTGGTTCCGCACCCTGGGCGGCTACACTCCGGTGTACACCAGCTTCGACGGCGGCTTGTACGAGATGTACCTGACCCGGGCGTGCATCCACACCTTTGCCACCCATGTGTCCAAGCTCAAGCCGGTGGTGTCCGGCCCCGGATCTGGCAAAATGGGGCGGGTGCTGGACTACCGGCCCAACCCGTGGCAGGACACCAAAAAGTATCTCTACCGGCTGGCCACCATCTACAAGACGGAAAACACCGCCTTTATCGTGCCGGTGTACGAGGATGGCAGCATTGACCGGCTGGCAGGGTATTACCCAGTGCGCCCCAGCCAGGCCCAGGTGGTGGAGTGCGGTGGGGTGCCGTGTATGCGCTTTACCTTCCCCTATGGCCAGATTGCCACGGTGGAGCTGGAACAGCTGGGAATTATGACCCAGATGCAGTACCGAGATGATTTCTTTGGGGAGAGCAACGCCGCTCTGCGGCCGGTGATGGAGCTGATCCACGCCCAGAACCAGAGCATCATCAACGGGGTCAAGGCCTCGGGAAATCCTCGTTTCTTGGCCCAGCTTGGCCAGATCCTCAAGCCCGAGGCCATGAAAGAGGAGCAGCGGCGTCTGGTGGCGGACAACCTGGGGCCGGACAACTCCGGCGGCGTGATGATGTTTGACGCCAAATACTCCAACGTCAAGCAGATAGTGTCCCAGCCCTACATTGTGGACGCCAAGCAGACCGAGCAGATCCGGGAGAGCGTCTTTGACTACTTCGGGATGAATGACGCCATCTTGCAAGCCAAGTACACCCCGGATCAGTGGGCGGCCTACTATGAGAGCCAGGTGGAGCCCTTTGCCATTGAGGCGGGGCTGGTACACACCAACATGACCTACTCCATGGACCAGGTGGCCAAGGGCAAGCAGATTGCCTTTTCCACCAACCGGCTGCAGCACATGACCATGGGAGACAAGCTCAACGCTGTCCGAGATCTCTTTGACCGTGGCCTGCTCAACGGCGAGGGGGCCATGGAGATCTTGCAGATGCCGCCCATCGGCACACCGGATGCCAAGAAGTATTACATCCGGCGGGACTACGCTGAGGTGTCCGCCCTCAACCGAGAGGACGGCGTGATTTTAGACGAAGGAGGAGAGGGAAATGCCAGTGGTACAGGGCCGGGAATACCGAGCCATGAGCCTGCTGCTGCCGACGGCGGCCAACAAGCGGATTGATACCGACTTTTATGTGGAGGGGTACGCCACCACCTTTGGCCAGCCCTATGTGCTGTTTGAGGAGGAGGGGGTGCAGTACAAGGAGGTTATTGACCGCAACGCCCTGGTGGGGGCGGATATGTCGGACGTGATCATGCAGTACGACCACAGGGGCAATGTTTTGGCCCGGCAGTCCAACGGGACACTGATCATCATGCCGGACACTACGGGCCTCTTTATCGCGGCTGACCTGTCCAAGAGCGTGGCGGCCCGCAATCTCCATGAGGAGATTACAAATAAGCTCATTACCAAAATGTCCTGGGCCTTCACCGTGGCCGAGGAGTCCTATGACCGGGTCACCCACACCCGGCGCATATTGAGAATCAAGAAGGTATACGACGTCTCGGCGGTGTCTTTGCCCGCCAACCCGTCTACCGATATTTCCGCACGCTCTTGGCTTGACGGAGTGATCGAGGCAGAGCGGCAGGAGCGGCTGGCAGCGGAGGCTGCCGTGCGGAGAGCCAAGAAAATCAAACTTTTGATGGAGGTATGAGAAATGAAGAAAACCAAATTCGGCATCCAGTTTTTTGCCCAGCCCGGTGGTATGGATGACCGCCTGGATGCCATCGAGGCCCGTATGTCCGCCATTGCCCAGGAGCTGGAGCAGCCCGGGGCTGACCTGGACGCCCTGGAGCAGGAGGTGCGCAACCTCAAAGATGAGCGTACCCAGATCACCCAGTCCGCTGAGCGCCGGGCCAAGATCCTGTGGGAGGTGTCCGCCGGCGGCGGCACTGTGATCCGCACCTTTGACACGGGCCTGCCCGAGAAACGCACCTACACCCCTGAATCTGCGGAGTATCGCTCCGCCTGGCTGCGCTCTCTGCAGGGCAAGGAGCTGACCGTGGAGGAGCGGGCGGCTGTGACTGCCGGCGCAGTCATCCCCACCCAGACCATGAACCGCATCGTTGGCAAGCTGGAGGAGACCCCCATCATTGCCGCTGTGGATGTGACCTACATCCCCGGTAATGTGTCCTACCCCGTGGAAAAGACCGTCAACGCCGCCAGCTGGGTGGCCATGGCCACCGCTGCCACCGACTCCGCCGATGCGCTGGACACCGTCAGCCTGGGCGCTTACAAGCTGATCAAGACGGTGGAGATTACTGCCGATGTCAACGCCATGGGCATTGACGCCTTTGAGAGCTGGCTGGTGGATCGCTTGGCCAACAAGATCGCTGTGGCTGTGGACGCTGCCATCTTCAACGGCACCGGCTCCAGCCAGGCCACCGGCATCCTCAAGGCCGGCCAGATCACCCAGACCGGCACCTTTACCAAGGCAGCTATCACCTACAAGGATCTGCTGAAGATCATGGCCACTGTGGGCACCCAGTATCTGCCCAACGCAAAGTTTGCCATGCCCCGTGCGCTGTTCTACGGCGAAGTGCTTGGCCTGGTGGACACCGCTGGCAAGCCTGTGGTGGTGACAGATCCCCAGTCCCCCGCCAAGCTCAATATCCTTGGCTTCCCCGTGATCGTGGATGACAACTGTGCCGCTGATACCATTGTGTTCGGCGATTTCAAGGAGGGCTACAAGTTCAACTTTGCCAAGTCCCCCGTGGTGGAGAGTGACGGCTCTGTGGCCTTCCGCTCCGGCTCCACTGTCTACCGTGCCATGGCTATGGCCGACGGCAAGCCCGCCGACAAGAATGCCCTGTGCGTGTTCACCCGTGCCGGTGCCTAATGTGTCCAAGTTGGACACAAGGGAGGGCGGTCTGAGCGCCGCCCTCCCGGAAAGGAGGCCACATGGTCACTGTCCAAGATATTAAGACGGCGCTGCGCATCAACCACGCTGTCCTGGATCAGGAAGTGCAGGGCACCATCGCCGCTGCCGTGCTGGATCTTCAGGGCGCTGGTATGCCGGCTGGTGTGGACAATGCCCTGAGTGATGAGGCCATCCGGCAGTATTGCAAGTGGAGGTATGACTACATGGGCAAGGCGGCGCAGTATGAGCGCTCTTATGAGAAGCTCAAATCCGTGCTGGCCTTGCTTCCCAAGGAGGTGGACGGAGGTGGATGAGGTTGCTACCCTGATTAAGCGGGTCTACTCAGATGGGGACTGGAAAGAAACCAATCGCCAGGTGTTCTGCGGCATTCGCAGTATTGGCCAGTCGGAATTTTACCAGGCCAACGCCACCGCCTACCGGCCAGAGCTCAAAATCGTTCTGGCCGATTACCTGGAGTACAATGGGGAGAACATTGTCCAGTACAATGGCCAGCGCTATCGAGTGGTTCGGACATATCGGACCGGCTTGGAGTTGGAGATTGTCTTGGAGAGTGTGCCCAAGGAGGAGGATGGGAGCCGTGGCTAAGACGGTAAAGCCTGTTTACATCAGCAAGGCCCTGGTAGGGTGCCTTGAGGAGTACCTGGGAGAGACACAGGATGCAGTCAATGAAGCAGGCGAAAAGGCTATGAAAAAGCTGGTCAAGCTCACCAAGACCACGGCTCCAAAGGATTCTGGCTTTTTTGCTAGTCACATTTCTTCTGAAGAGAAGACGACCTCTCTCGGAGACAAGGTGTTTACATGGGGAGTAAAAGCTCCTGCCCATAGGGTTACCCACTTGATTGTTCATGGCCATGCTAAGGCAGATGGGGGCCGTGTTCCCGGAAACCCTTTTCTGGAGAATGCCATGGAGGCTGTGCTCCCTGAGTATGAGAGGGCCGTGGAGGAGGCCGTGAAAAATGATTGAAGAAGTTTTGAGTGCTTCCAATATCCCAGCTTCTGAGTCACGCTTTCCAGATCCGCCTCCGGTGACCTATGCTGTGTGGTTTGACGATGTGAGCACGGACGGGCCAGACGGCATGAACCGCATTTTTACCCATAATGTCACCATTGAGCTTTACGAGCCGACAAAGGACGATGCAGCGGAGACAGCGCTGGAGGCGGAGCTCAACACCCGTAAGCTGCGCTGGACAAAGCAGGCTAGATATTGGCTGTCTTCGGTCCAGCGATATCAAGTTATCTACGAATTTTCGTATATCGTCAAACAGTAAGAGGAGGTAAAACATATGGCAAAGAGATCCCCTGAGAACATCACCCTGGGGTCTGGCGATGTGTATATCAAGGAGTACACCGTAGAGAGCGGCGTACCCCAGCATACGGAAATCTGCCAGCCTGAGAATATGTTGGGCCGCATTAAGGGCGGCGCTACGATTACCTACACCGAGGAGACCTATGAGGAAAAGGACGACCTGGGCTACGTGTCTAAGGTCATCACCACGTCTGAGAAGGCTTTGCTCAAGCTTGGGTTGATCACCTGGAACGGTGAGACTCTGCAAAAGCTGGCCGACCGCTGCTCTGTGTCTACTGGTGATGGCATTCGTACCATCAAGATCGGTGGCGCTGGCAACTCCCAGGGTAAAGAGTGGGTCGTGTGCTTCCATCATACCGACAAGACGGACGGTGATCTTTGGGTTATCATCCGGGGCCGAAACAACACGGGTCTCACCCTGACCTTTGCTGTAGACTCCGGCACTGTTCTGGAGCCTGAGTTCAAGGCGCTGCCCCAGGATGACAAGGGTACCTTGATCACCATCATCGAGGAGACCGGCCAGGGCTGAGCAAATACGGCGGGGGCTTAACGCCCCCGCCTACTCAAGGAGGTAGATCATGAGTAGGGTCGTAGATTTCAACCGATTCCGTCCGCCCATCCTGACTGTGCCTTTGATGGACGAGGCAAAAACCGTTCTGCACGTCGTTCCTCCAACGGTAGATCTCCAGGAGGAGCTCCAGGCAAGATCTGCGGAGTTGAGTGCACTCCTTATGGGCGGCGGTGACGAGACGGTGGGCGCCTTTTACACGCTGGCAGCCAACCTGATGAGCTGCAATCGAGATCTCAAGCGAGTTACAGGGGAGCAGCTCAAGACGGTGTACGGCCTGGACGTTGAGGACCTGATCGTCTTTTTTCAGGCGTACACCGATTTTTTGGAGGATCTCAAGTCCTCAAAAAACTAATCCTCCCGCAGTATTACGGGGCCCCTACTGCGGGGTCCATACGCTGCACCCATTTTGCACCTCGCATTGGAGCTCCGTGAAAGGTCAACATCTGCCCGGTATAATACTTGGGGCCACGACTGAAAAATCCCCCATCATCAGCAAGCGGAATATTA